GAAGAATTACAAAAAATACTTGACAACATTACCTAAACGTGATACAATAATACAAAAGGAGGGCTTATGCTCATTGCACACATTTCAGACACACACATTAGAAACCTTAAATATCACTACGAATACCGTCAGGCGTTCGAAGATCTTTACGATAAGTTGCGAGACCAACGTCCGGACATTATTGTTCACACAGGCGACATCGCACACACCAAGACTCAACTGTCACCAGAATACTTTGAGTTGACTTCAGAGTTTCTCAATACGTTGGCCAACATTGCTCCGCTCTATGTTATCTTAGGCAACCATGACGGTAATCTTAAGAACTCTGAGCGACAAGATGCAATTACGCCAATCGTTGAGGCTCTTCAGAATAACAACATTCATCTTCTCAAAGACTCGGGCGAAGTCGAAGTAAACGATGAGGTAACACTAAATGTTCTCTCGGTGTTTGACCGAGATAATTGGAAAGAGCCCTCCGACCCTTCGAAGATAAATGTTGCTCTTTATCACGGCTCAATCTCCGGTTGTGAGACGGGCCAAGGCTTTACGATTCAGCAAGGCGATGATACGGCCTCAATTTTCAAGGGCTTTGACTTTGCTATGCTTGGGGACATCCATAAGCGACAGCAAATGGATACCGAGGGACGTGTTTTTTACGCAGGGAGCACTATCCAGCAGAATTTCGGAGAATCTCTCCGCAAAGGCTATTTGCTTTGGAATATTCACTCAAAAGACGATTGGGCAGTTGAGTTCCATGCCTTACGTAACCCTCGCCCCTTTATATCAATCTATCTTGATCGCAATGGGGACTTGCCAGAGACTCACGTTCCTCGCAATGCTTACCTTCGCATTGTCTCGCAGTACGACCTTCCGCTTACCAAGTTGCGCCAAGCAGTTGACGCAGCAGAGGTAAAGTGGCGTCCTTACTCAACGACCTATGTCAACAAAGGAACCAAAGGATCACGCTCTGCTAAAAGCATGATTGCTGATGGCCGCTTTGATAATCTCCGAGACATCAAGGTTCAAGAAGAACTAATTCAAGAATATCTTGTCGGCAAAGAACTAGACGACGGTGTTATGGAGAAGATTCTCGAACACAACCGTGTCTACAATCGTAAAGCCGAGGAACAAGAAGAAGTTTCCAGAAATGTTATTTGGTCTATTAAAGAGATGCAATGGGACAATCTCTTCAATTACGGAGAGAAAAACCGCCTAAACTTTGAGAACCTCAACGGTATTGTAGGTATCTTTGGCAAAAACTATTCAGGGAAGTCATCAATTATCGACTCGGCTCTCTACACCATATTCAATACGACCTCGAAAGGTGAGCGTAAAAATATTCACATTCTTAACCAGAATAAGAACAAAGCGCTCGGCCGTATTGACATTCAAATCGGTGAGAATACTTACCGGATTACCCGCAATCTGGACAAAAATGTATCGTCCTCCGGTAATGTGACTGCTAAGGTTGACTTGGACTTTGCTGTCTTTGATGGAAAAGACTGGCAGTCGCTTAACGGGACAACCAGAAATCAAACTGATGCAAACATCCGCAAGCACTTTGGAACGATCGAGGACTTTCTTTTGACCTCGATGGCTTCTCAGATGGACTCTCTGTCCTTTGTGAAAGAGGGCTCAACCAAGCGGAAAGAGATTCTTGCTAAGTTTCTTGACCTCGATTTATTCGATTCCAAGTTCAAACTTGCGAAGAAAGACCTCGCAGAGCAAAAGTCTGTGATCAAGCATCTCCGTTCAATGAATTGGGATCTTGAGATTGCAAAGAAGAAAGATATTCTTGACGACATTGAGATTGACATCAAAGAGAACACAACTCGGTGTCAAGAAATTGAAATTGAACTTAAAGGAATCACAGCACAACTTGCTGAGATCAATGAATCAATTGACGCAATTCCTGCTGAGATTATTGACATTGACTCGATAAACAAGTCCATCAAGCAAAAGCGAGAATCAACAAGGTCGCTAACCTCCAAAAATCGCTTGTTAGAGTCCAAAATTGACGTTAATAAGCAAACTTTTGAGAAGGTCGCTGCCTTCATTGAGTCATTCGACCTTAATGTCCTAACGGAACAAAAAGAAGAGCATAATCGGCTTCTATCTCTCAAATCTTCAAATTGTGACGGTGTTCGTACACTATCCACCACAATTTCAAACGAGAAGAAGAAAATCAAACTGCTTGACGGCATTCCATGTGGTGATTCATTCCCAAGTTGTAAATTCATTGCCGATGCTGTGATTGCTCGCAATGGCTTGGAGTCTCTCAACGAGCGAATGACAAATCTTCAGTTGACGGTCGACAACATTGAAGCGCAGATCACCGATCTAAACATCGAGGACATTGAAGATAAAATAAAATCTTTCAATCAAATCGTTACCGACCGTGATGATCTTGCTTCTAAGATTGAGCGAGACAACTATGTTTTGGAGAACAACAGAAAGCAAATTCAACTGAACGATGCCATGCTCGAAACTCTTCTGGCAACTCAGGCTGTCTATGAAGAGAACAGAGAGGCAATTGAGAACAAAGAACTGTTTATATCAAAACGAGATAAATATGCTCAAGCACAAGCCCGTCTTCAGCGAGAGCAGAAGAAATGCGAATCAATGCTCCAAGAGTATTATATCGAAAAAGGCTCCACTCAACAAGCCATCGCTGGTTACGAGGATCAAAAGCGACAGTTAGAAGAAAAAGAACGTGAGTTTATTGCACACGATTTGTTCTTGCAATGCATGCATCCCAATGGCATAGCCTACAATGTTATTCGTCAAATGTTGCCGATTATTAACGAAGAAATAGCCAAAGTGCTTACATCTATTGTTGACTTCGAGGTGTTCTTTGTAGATAACGGAAAGTCGCTAGATATCATGCTCAAACATCCAAAGTATGATGCGCGACCTTTGTCTATGGGCTCGGGTGCCGAGAAGACTCTTTCTGCGATGGCGATACGTTTGGCTTTGATTTCAATAACCAATTTGCCCAAAAGCGAACTATTTATATTAGACGAACCTGCTACTGCTTTGGATCAAGAGCACATGGATGGATTTGTCAAGATGCTCGAGATGATTAAATCTCAATTCAAGACTGTCTTGCTTATCTCGCACCTTGATTCTCTTAAAGATTGTGCTGATTTAACGATCGATATCCAAAAGCAAAATGGTTACGCGAGGGTAAATTTATGACAATCAAAGACCAAGCCGAAGATATTATCGAAGGCATCAAAGAAAAGTTCGAATGCGATGAGCATGAGGACTGCGATGGAATCCATTTGGACGACAAGATCGCCGATAAAGTAAAAGAATTTGCAAAGGCCGAAGGCTCTATCCTTGATAAGGTTCTTGGCAAAGTTGTTTCACGAAAACTTCTTGTTTTCGCAACAGCAACCGTTCTTCTTGCACAATACGGACTTGACCCTGATACTTGGGGCATGATCGCTATTGTATATATTGGCGGACAATCTGTTATTGATGCTGCTAAGACTTGGAGACATGGCGGATAATGAATCTGCTTAAAGCCAAAAAGTACTGGGAACTTTCAGCGTCCTTCCTGAGAAATCATTGGAGGGCCGTTGTTGTTCTCGGTGCTATGGCTATTTGTTATTTCTACGGAAAGAACGTACAAAAGAAACTTAAATTAGATCACGACATGGCGAAAGCCCAATGGCGTAAAGAGAGAGACCAAATTGAAAACTCATATCAGAACGAAATCGAGAAACGGGAAAAGTCTCGTAAGGCCTATGAGGTCGCTATTAAAATGGCGGAAGAGAAGAAGGCCAAATCAACGACCGCTTTAGAAAAGCAAAAGGTCGAGGACACAAAAAAACTAATCAAAGCATCAAAGAATGATCCGGAGAAGTTAGATGAAATTCTAAAAGATCTCGGAATAGAGGAAGTATGATACTAATGCTATTAGCCTCCATAGCATATGGCGAGGCACAATTTACAAATTTAAAAGTCGGTGAGCCGGCACCATTCAACGGAAGATTATTAAACGACGAAGCACTCGCAACTCTTGTTGTGAATCAAGAATCCATCGAAGAAGCATGTCAAATCGAAGTTGACTATGAATTAGAGAAAGCACAGGCTAAATGGAACTATGACTTCGAACTTATGAAGATAGGCCTTGAGGGCAAACTCGAAAGATCCGAGGCCCGTATTGAGACCCAACAACAAGAATTAGATTATCTTCGGGCTCATGTTAAACCAAACAGAACATTTTTATGGATTTCTACAGGATTTTTAGTAGGAACAGGCACTTCACTTGCTATTTATAGTATTGTGGAGAGCCAGCATGATTAAAGTAAAAATTAAAAACATTTTAAAAGAAGCGGCAAAAATGATTTGCCCACCTGCAACTCAGGATCTAAAACTTAATACAACCAATCGTGATGCTGCCATCCAAGCCAAGCATATTCAGTATGGGCCACTTAATGTTAAAGAGCCCGGTGATTATTGGAAAGACATAGCCGAGTATTGGGATACAACCGAAAAAGCGGCTAAGAAGTCTCTTTGTGGTAATTGTGTTGCCTTTGACATCTCGCCTCGAATGGAAGAATGTATGCCCGGCCCTGTATCCGATGACGATGGAAAACTTGGATATTGCTGGATGCATCATTTCAAGTGCCATTCTGCACGCTCTTGTAGAACACATGCCGGTGGTGGCCCAATTGAGAAAGATGATATATCACATGAGTGGCAAGAAAGAAATGAAAAAGCCATGTCAGTTATGAAATGAGATTACATTTAACTAAAAATAAATTCAATATAGATGGATATTGGCGGCTGCCAATCAATGAGACTGATCTCTTGCTTACACAAGAGTCTGTATATTTATTTGATCAGAATGGATATCATCTAACGCCAGTTGAAATGGCGTATGCCAATGCTGCAAATTATCCAACAATCCACCGCCGTCATGAATGGATGTTGTGCAAAGAGTGGATGGTATCAAAAGAAATTAACTGTGGACCTCACATAAACCATTGTCAATTATTAGAAAGGAAGTCATTCGCAGATGAAGCCAAACAGCAAATGCTATTCTATGCAACAAGAAACCCGCTTCTTTGGAAACTGATTCGCATGCGACCCAAGTGGGGTATTGATATGAGTATTGACTATGTTGATCAAATTGGCAATGTGTTTGAGATATTTCATTATGAGTGGGACAACTTCGATTATTATTCTGTTGAGGAAAAGAAAAAAGAAATTGAAAATTTTGCTCTGTCTGTTGATTGGGAAGATGCCGCTGCCTCTTTATTAAGACATAAAGCCGAATGGGCTGATCTGTCATTCTTTGAACTGTCAAAGTGGAAAACAGACTTCTTCGGCCTGAGTCCGGAAAAATTTAAAGATATTTGTTGGGAGAAATAATGTCAAAAGATCCAAATTATGCTGTAAAGATCGAACAAGCAATCGCAGCAAAGTACGGTGAAGAAGCAATCCAAAATCCAAAGAAGACATGGAACGAGGACAAAGAAAAAGAATACTTCGAGCAATTAAAAGAGTTCTACCGAGAACAGAAACAAGAAGAGGATTTCGACAAGAAAGAAGTAAATGGTGTTTTCATACCAAGAAAACTACTTAATAGTGATTCTAATCGTTCCTGTCCTGTTTGTTCTATCTATACGACCAAAGCCCAAGACGACCTTTATTTCACAAAGTTTGACTGCTGCTTTAAATGCTATATTCAATGGGTTGAGGGCCGAGAAGAAAGATGGAAATCTGGATGGAGACCCAACGATGAAACTAACAACAAAGATGATTAAGCAAATCATTAGAGAAGAGATTGAAGAAGCCGCAAAAGAAGATCAATCTTTATCAATAGATCAGGTTGCACAAAAACTCGGTGTCCCTAACAAAGATATAAAAAAAGAAGGATTTGAGCACCTCGCCGAACTAACACCAGAACAAATGGCTATGCTTAAAGATGGCTTGATGAATCTTATTCAAGTTGCTGGCTCTGCTGGTGGCTTAATGATTATGTTAGATAAAGTTGCCGATGAAATTGGTAAAATGAAAAAAGGCAAAGAAGAGGACTAAACAATGGCTACAACATTAGAAATTATTAGAGGACTTGCTCAAGCAGCCGCTCATGGTTATGATGGCGGATATGATGAGCGCTATTCTCATGATGGCACTGCACGTAAAGTCGGTCTTAAAAGAGAAGAAGGTGATCCGATTCTTGATCGTCGTGTAATTGATGGATTTGCTGTCCGTTTCCAAGGACCACAAATGATCATTACATATCAGTCGGAGATCAAACTTAAAGAAGTATACGCTGGCGGTTTTGAATCTGAAATCGAAAGAAGAATTAACGAAGTTAAAAAGTTTCTCCAAAAAGAATATAAAGCAATTACTGGCAACTCTGTGACTCTTAGAAAAGCAGATGAGCCAAAAGTTCTCGTTCAATCTGTTTCTCGTGTTCACTCTTGGGTTCAAGCAACACAAGTATTTAATATTGGCGGTGTCGATGCCGAGGGGATCCGGCAGCCATCCGAGCCATCTGTCCGAGATATCACAAAGAAGTTTTTGGAGCAAGCCTCAACCAAGAGGCCACAAAATGATACAAGGAAATAATGGCTTTTGAGTTATCCAAGCAAGAGATTGTAAAAGAAATTGTAAAATCGGGCAAGGACCCGATTTACTTTATTAATAACTATTGCCGCATTTCTCACCCACAACGAGGGTTGATCAAGTTTGATACCTTTCCTTATCAAGATGATCTTCTCCAAGATTTCAACGATTTTCGTTTCACAGTTATTCTAAAGGCCAGACAGTTAGGGATTTCAACGATCACTGCCGCCTATATTGTCTGGCTTATTAATTTTCATCGAGACAAGAATGTAATGGTTCTTGCGACCAAGTTTGCAACAGCAGCAAACCTTGTAAAGAAAGTTAAGAATGTAATGAAGAATCTGCCGGATTGGATTCGCATTACAGACATCTCGATTGATAATAGAACATCCTTTGAACTCTCCAACGGCTCGCAAGTGAAGGCTTCATCCACTTCCGGTGATGCGGGTCGTTCGGAGGCACTCTCTCTTCTCGTTATTGACGAGGCCGCATTTGTTGACGGGCTTGAAGAACTCTGGACTGCTCTTTATCCTACGCTGTCAACTGGTGGTCGCTGTATTGCTTTGAGCACCCCCAACGGTGTCGGTAACTGGTTTCACAAAACATATGTCGATGCCGTTGATGGACAGAATGATTTTAAATCAGTTGAACTCCCTTGGCATGTTCATCCCGAACGAGATCAAGCATGGTTTAAGAACGAGACCAAGAACATGTCTCGTCGTCAAATCGCTCAAGAATTAGAGTGTAATTTTAATTCTTCTGGTGAGAACGTCTTACAGTCAGAAGACATGGAGTGGATCCACGCATGTATAAAAGATCCTATTTATCGCACTGGATTCGACAGGAATTTCTGGATTTGGGAAAAGTATCAAGAGAACTCCAAGTACTTACTTGTTGCTGATGTTGCAAGAGGGGATGGCGCGGACTATTCCGTGTTTCATGTTATCAATCTAAACACAATGGAAGTCGCAGCCGAATACCAAGGTAAGCCTTCATTAGACCATTATGCAGATATTCTTTACGATGCCGGACGAGAATATGGCAATTGCTTGCTAGTTGTCGAGAACAATGGTATTGGTATCTCGGTTTTAGAAAAACTTATAAACAAAGATTATCCAAATCTTTATTATTCTGTCAAGGGTTCACACGAATATGTGGAGCAACATAAGGCAGAATATATGTCAAATTCTGTGCCGGGTTTCACGAACTCTTCAAAAACAAGGCCACTTATTGTGGCAAAAATGGAAGAGTACATGAGAAACAGACTAATTACTGTTAGATCTTCTCGTCTTTTTCATGAATTTAAAACTTTTGTCTGGCACAATGGGAGACCACAAGCAATGCGCTCTTACCACGATGATTTGGTTATGTCACTATCAATTGCTTGCTGGGTTAGAGATACAGCCCTCGAAATTGACAAAAGAGATGTAGAATATAAAAAGGCCATGATGAATGGCATGTATATGAACTCAACCAAGATGAACACTACCATCAAAGGTCAAGACGGATACTCACAATCGTTCGAAGAAAAGTATCGAGAAGAAATTAAGAATGCAAAAGATT